GCAAGGATGAGGCTAAGCCGAAAGGACAAGAGAAATGACAGGGACCACGATTGCGGCGCTGGTTGGCGCGGCCCCGCTGGCGATTGCAGAGCATGGCTTGCCTATGCTGGCAATGGATCTGCCCAAGGATGACGCTGTGGCGGCGATCGGGATCTCGGCCCTGGGCGGTGAGGCGATCCAGTTTGAACGTGGTCAACGGTTTGCGGTGCTTCGCGGCGTGGCCTTTGTGCCGGTGCGGGGGGTGCTGACGCCAAATTCTGCCATGCTGGAGCGCTATCTGGGTTGGGCCACCTATCATGGGTTGGCTGAAACCATGGCTGCGGTGACGGCAAGCGATGAGGTGCAGGCGACTGTGATGCTGTTTGATACGCCGGGCGGATCTGTGATGGGCATTCAGGCGGCGGTGCAGGCAGTTCGCGCGGCAGCGCAGGTCAAGCCGGTGCATGGTTTGGTGCATCCGCTTGCGGCCTCGGCTGGCTATTGGCTTGCCAGCCAGTGCAGCGATTTGAGCGTAACACCGGGATCCTGGGTGGGATCGGTTGGCACCATGGCCACCAGTGTTCAGCCGATGCAGCCAGGGGGCGGTGGTGATCAGGTGTTTATTCAGACCTCGGCCCATGCCGGTGCCAAGCGGCCAGATGCTTCGACGGATGAGGGCAAGCAGCTGACGCAGGCGCGCCTTGATGAAATGGAAGCGGAGTTCCTGGGCGATGTGGCGACAGGGCGCGGTATCGCGGTTGGCGATGTCCCTGGCCGGATGAGCCGCACGGACAATGCTGCTGATGGTGGCGATGTATTCTGGGGGGCGGATGCGATCAGCCGCGGATTGGCTGATGCGGTTGAAACCTTGCCTGACTTTATGGCGCGCATCGCTGGGCTGTACGCGCCCAAACCACAGAGTAAGGCGCGGATGAACACGCGCGCGGCCTCTGCCTTGGCGGAAGCGGCGCAGGCACAGGCCTCCCTTTAGAAATCACTTAAACCCACCGGCATCTTTGCCTGTGGTCACCTCGCGCATTTGCGGCGGGGCCAATTGGGCTGCGCATCTGTAGCCCTTCCATGACTGAAAAGGAAAACCAACATGGATATCAATGATCTGCGCCGCATGCTGAAAGCGGCGGCTGCAACCATGGGCACCACGGCGCAGGCGCTGGATGATCTGGAAGCCAGCGGCAGTGCCGAGGCCAGCGCGATCGAGGCGGCGACGGCTGCCTTTGATGCGGCCAAGGCGGACTTTGACGGGCTGAAGGTGCGGGTTGCACGGGCTGAAGATGTTGAGGCTGCCAAGGCCAGCACGGCCGGTTCTGAGCTGAACCCTGGTGGCCCCGGCGCAGCTGGTGCCTCTGGTGCCCCGGTGCCGGGTCAGGTTGCCAAGGCGGACGACAAGGGGGCTGATACGGGCCTGATGGTGGCTGCGCTGGCCAATTCCAAGGGTAACAAGGATCAGGCTGTCACCTTCCTTGAGGCCGAGGGGCACAGCGGTATTGCGGCCACTTTGTCGGGGGCCAGTGATGGGGCTGGCGGGGTGTTGATCCCACGGGCGCAGAGCGCGGTTTTGATCAGTCTTTTGAAGCCACGTGTTGTGGTGCGCAAGCTGGGGGCGCGGGTGCATGATATGCCTGCGGGCAAGCTGCGCATGGGGCGTGTCGCCTCGGCGCCCACGGCGGGCTACATCGGGGAAAATGCTCCGATCGTTGAGAGCGAGCCCAGCTTTGACAAGGTTGATCAGGACTTTAAGACCCTGACTGCGCTGGTGCCGATCGGCAATGCGCTGCTGTCGCATTCCAGCGCCAGCATTGGCGCGACGGTGCGGGATCTGTTGTTGGATTATATGGCCCTGCGCGAGGATCTTGCCTTTATTCGCGGCGATGGCACGGGCGAAACCCCGAAGGGTCTGCGCAACTGGTGCCTGCCTGCCAATGTGCGCCTGGCCGTGGCCAATACAGCGGCGGTTGTTGAAGCCAATCTGCGCTGGATGGTGAGCGTGGTGGAAGATGCCAATGTGGCCATGCAACAGCCTGGCTGGATTATGCGCGGCGCAACCAAGCATTTTCTGGCCAGTCTGCGCGATCCATCGGGGGCGAAAATGTATCCTTCGATCGAGGCCAGCAATACGCTGCATGGCTACCCGATCGAGACCACCTCGCAGGTGCCGAACAATCTGGGCGCGGGCAATGACACCGAAATCACCTTTGCTGATTTTGCGGAAATCATGATTGGCGATGATCAGGAAATCCGGGTGGCGTCCTCCACCGAGGCCTCTTTCGTGGACACCGGCGGCAATACCATCTCGGCCTTCCAGCGGGATCTGACCCTGATGCGGGCGGTGTCGCGCCATGATCTGGCCCCTGCGCATGATGAGGCGATCTCGGTGCTGACCGGCACCGGCTGGGGCCTCTAAGGCGCGCGGCGCACAGCAACAATGGGGCGGCCAGGTGGTCGCCCTTTTTCTATTCCTGAAATTTTGAGGTGTGAAATGACACGCGTTTTGGTGCAATTCCTGACCGGGTATTCCCGGTATAACAAAGGCGAAACCGCTGGTTTTGATGAGACGAAAGCCAAGCAGCTGTGCGCTGGTAAAGCGCCGGTTGCGCGCATGGTTGGCCCGGTGAAAGAGGTGACTGCGCTAACCAGTGAGGACATCGACCTGCTGGAAAACGATCGGCAGGAGCTGGCGCTCGCGGGCGATAACCTGGCGAACCAGCTTGCAAGCCTTGATCAGCGTGAGCGGGATCTGGAAGCCCGTGGGACCGCCTTGGATGGGCGGGCACAGCATTTGGCAGAAGGCGTGGCGGCTTTGTTGAAGTGCGAACAGGCGCTTGAAGCTGAGATGAAATCCTTTGCGGAAAAGGGCGTTTCTGAGGAAAACTCCGAACAAGCTGCGGCTGATCCTGCTGAACAGGCCAAACCTGCGCCAGTCCCCAAAGATAAAGCACCCGGTGCGCCGCCCAAACAGGGCGCAAAAGCGTAAGGGGCGCGGGATATGCGGGTGATCGAACAGGGTGTGATTGCGGCAGGGGTGGATCTGGAAGACTTCAAACGGTCGATCCATTTTCTGTCTGAAGATGTGGAAGATGATGCGGCGCCGCTGTTGGCGCTGCAATCCGCAGAGGCGGCTGTCGCAACCGCAACCGGTCGCCCGCTGACCGCGCGCCGGGTTGAATTTGTCGTGACGCGCGGCGCGTGGCGGCGCTGGTGGTTCCCGGTTTTGCCGGTGCAGGGGCTGGTTGGCCTGGCGCTGGATGATGGCGCTGGTGGCTGGATTGATCAGCCGCTTCAGGGGGCTTGGATCCAGCAGGCCCATGATGAGCCGCAGCTGGTGCTGGGGCCGTCCTGGGCTGGGCATGGTGTCGGTGGCGATCTTATCCGGGTGCAGGCAGATGTGGGTGGCGCAGATGTCATCACCAAACTGCGCCTGCGCCAGGCTGTCATTTTGCTGGCCAAAGAATGGTTGGAAGCGGGGATCTCGATCGAACATGAGGATGCGCCACGCATGTCTTTTGGGGTGCATCGGCTGTTGAAACAGGCGCGCTATCGCCGCCCCTGCGAGGTGGCCTGATATGCGGGGACGTTTGGATCAGCGGGTCCAGTTTCTGGCCGCAGATTTTGTGGATGACGGATTACGGCGCGAAAGCCGGTATCTCCCCGTTGGTTCAAAGGTCTGGGCCTCACGGGAGGATATCAGCGCGGATGAGAGGTTCCGCGCCGGTCAGGATGCGGCCCGACTGGTGGTCCGCTTCAGGGCGCAAAAATCAGCCTTCACCTCTTCGATCACGGCTGCGCACCGGCTGAGATGTGGCGGGCAGGAATTTGAGATCCTTGGCATTCGTGAGGTGCCGGGGCGTGGCCGCATTTTGGAAATCACCGCAGTTGCCAAGGTGCAGTCATGAGCATGGAGATGAAGCTGGAAGGGTTCAGTGAGCTGGAAGAGGCGCTGGACGATCTGAGCGCGTCAGCGGGCCGGGGCGTGTTGCGGCGATCCCTGATGAAAGCGGCGCAGCCGATGGCGGATCTGATGGCGGATGCGGCACCTGAGGGGCAGGGCGATTTGAAACAGAGCATTGCGGTCAGCGGCAAGCTGTCAAAGCGGCAGGCGGCAGAGCACCGGGCGATGTTCCGTGATCAGCGGGCTGCGGTTGAGGTGTTTGTGGGGGCTGGCGCTTTGCCGCAGGCGCATCAGTCTGAATTTGGCAATGAGCATCAGGCGCCGCAGCCCTTTGCGCGTCCTGCCTGGGATCAGGATCAGCAGGCGCTGCTGGAGCGTCTGGGCGGCCATCTTTGGGCAGAATTTGAGAAATCACTGGCGCGCGCACAGCGCAAGGCCGCGAAAGGATAAGGCATGCAAATTGCACTTCGGGGGCTGCTGCGCGCTGTGCCGGCCGTGGCGGCGCTGTGTGGTGAGCGGGTGGATTGGGGCAAGCGGCCTGCGAAAGATCCCTATCCGGCGATCTGCCTGCACCTGATTGGCGATCGCGAAGGCCAGACCCTACGCGGCCCAGATGGTCTGTCGCAGGGGCGGGTGCAGGTTGATTGCTACGCAGAGACCTATGCGGGGGCTGTCGAACTGGCGGCGGCGGTGCGTCAGGGGCTGGCGGGCTATCGGCAAGGCGGCTTTCGCGGCGTGTTCTTTGAGAGCCTGCGCGACAACACAGAACGCGGATCAAATGAGCCTGACCGGGCGGTGCGCATTTCAATGGATTTTTTGGTGAACTGGAGAGAAAGCAATGCCTGAGGTAGATGCAGATATCGGATATAATTCCACGTTTGGAATGGCGGATGTTGAGGCGGGACCGTTCCCGGCCATCGCTGGGGTGGTCAGCATTACCCCGCCCAGCAAGTCGCGGGATGCGGTGGAGAAGACCCACCTGCAAAGCCCTGATCGCTATAAGGAATTTATAGCTGGCATGAAGGATGGCAGCGAGGCCAAGATCGGTCTGAACTTTGCGCCATCGGTTGCGACCGCGCTGGATGCCGCGTTTGAGGCCGGGCGCAAATGGTGCCAGATCACCTTTCCAGATGAAACCACCACGCTCACCTTCAATGCGGTGATCACGGGGTTGGAATTTGGCGAGCTGAGCAATGACAAGATGACGGCCACGCTGACGGTAAAGCCCAGCGGCAAGCCAGTTCTGGCGGTGGTCTGATGGCCAATCGTTTTATGGGTGAGACCACGGCGCAGATCGATGGGCAAACCTGGACCCTGCGCTGCGACTTCAATGCGATGGCCGCGTTTGAAGAGGCCACGGGCAAGGATGCGATGACGGCATTTGAGGCGGCTGAACAGGGCAATGTCTCGGTGCTGGATCTGCGCCAACTGGTGCGCGCCTGTCTGCTGCGCCATCATCCTGATGCTACCTTGTGCGATGCGGGGGATGTGCTGAGCCATGACTTAGGCGTGGTGCAGCGGTTGATTGAGGGGGCGATGCCGACTGAGGGCGAGGCCGCAGAGTTGGGAAACGGACAGGGGGCGGCGGATCCTGCGCCACCAGCACCGGGCTGAACTATCTCAAGATGTTGTCAGGCTATGTGGCCGCTGGGTTCCCGGATCCGGCGGCTTTCTGGTCTTTGACGCCTCGGCTGTATCTGGCCCTGATGAAGGGGGCTGCGCAGCGGTTGGAGCGCGAACACAAGGATCGCGTCTGGCAGGTCTGGCATGAGGCGGCGCTGAGCCGGATTGATGCGCTGCCGAGTTTCTCTGAATTTGCGGGCGCTGGCCCTGTTGAACCTCAATCGCCTGAGACCCTGCAGGCGATGTGCGAAACTCTGGCGCAGAGCTGGGGCGCCCAGAAGGGCGGCCCTACCGATCACGCCATGGGGGCAAAGGAAAGCTGATGGGACAATCTGTTATTGGGGCGCTGCGGGTCAATCTGGGGCTGGACAGCGCCAAGTTTGAGCGTGGTGCCAAGCGGGTGAAATCACCCCTGGCCGCGATGAAAAAGCAATTCCTCGCAGTGGCGGCGGTGGCTGCTGCTGCGGGTGGTGCCATCACGGCCATGGCCTTGGCGGGGGCGCAGGA